AGACAGTTATGCTTTTACTGTATTTAATCCTAATGATAAAGATAAAGCAGAAGGCTTAGATGAATTAAAAAAGCTAAGAAAAACAATAGCTTACACTAATAAGTTAGGACTTACTAACCATTATGTTAAGTGTCAAGGTAGGTGGGGTAGAAAAAATCCTAACTACAATCGTAGGACAATTCCATTTTGCCCATTAAAACATGCAGTAAAATGGGATGTATATTTTTATAGGATGTAATTATGGAACACTATTATTTTTACCATGATGATATAAAAACTGGACTGAAAGGAGAAGGTTGTGGCTATCGTAAAGCTACTGTTCGTTCTGTTGGTCGCAAGTGGGTATATATTAGATTTTCTAGTGAAGGAAACTTTAGAAAACTTTCAATCAAAAAGTGGCAAGATATTTGCCGACAAAAAGATTTTAGAACATGGGAAAGCCATGTAGCAGAAAGTAAAATAAAAAGAAAAGCTCTTGATATGGGTATTAACTTTTATAAAAAAAGGTATAATAAAAATATTCCTAAGACTATTGATGAACTACAAAAAGAAATAGAGGTAGCATTGTGAATGCTTCATGGGTAATAGTAGCTATCTTAGAACTAAGTAATTTTAATGGCTTTACTATAGATGCTTATATATTTGATTTTAAATTTAACGATTTAAAAAGTTGTTCTAGTTTTTTAAAAAATAACATTGTTAAATTAGAAAAGTATGTTAAAAAAGAAGAAGGAATAAAAGCTGAAACTTTTATTTGTTTAGAGTATAATAAATATTTTACAGAGGGAAATAAACTATGACTGAATTTAAAGAACAAGTAGATGAACAAAGATTGTTATTAGAAGCAGAAGAATGGCAGAATAAAATAACAAGTGTTCATATATTTAATAGTGATAATACTAATGTAGCATATAATTATCCTAATCCTGACAGACAAGGCATGGTTTGTGATACTACATACGAAGACGGTAGAATTGAAAGATTTATTTATAAAGATAAATCTAAAAAACTATTCGGAGAAAAATTAAAAGGAAAAGAATTATTAAAACTTTACAAAAAAAGAGGTACTTAAAATGTATAATAAAATATTAACTTGGTTGACTATAATTTTAATAGCAGGTTTTATGGTCGTGACGATGGTTGCTTTAAAAAAATCATTTGTGACTATTAATAATAATATAGATTTGAATGATAAAGAAATAAATCAATTAATAAATAATCAAAAAGTTATTACTGACTCTATATTAGATTTAACTGAGTTGTTAGATAACTTTGCTCTTCAGTTATTTGTTAATGAAACAGAGATAGAAAAACTTAAACAAGAATTAGACTTACCTAATAATTTAAAAAGTTATGAAAGCATTGCAGAAAATAAAGGAGAAAACTAATGAGTCCTGCTAGTTGGGAAGTAGACAGAGAACACAAAGCAAAACTTTATCAATTTAAAAGTAGATTAAAACAATTAAATATTTCTAGTTTATCTGAATTAGAATATAAAGATGCAGTAGAAAAGATTTATATGGAAGTTTATTATCCAGAGGAACGAATATGAAGTTTAAAATTTATATTAATATTTATTTATTGGAGGATTAGTTGGCAGTAAGACGAGAAAAAATTTTAATAACCCATGTCAAGAAGGCAACTTCTCAAGGCATGGCAGGTCGTGGCAGAAAGATTAAAAAATCTACCAAGCACATGAACAAACATAAACGTAGACAACAAAAAACTAAATATCGAGGACAAGGAAGATGAAAAATATTTTTAAAGTATTGTGGTCTGATAGAGACAAAGGAGCATGGCAAGACCCTGACCCTGCAAATTTAAATATTGATAATGCGTATAAGACTAGATGGATATGGTATCATACTATTTTAGGGATTGAATTAGCTATGGTAAATGTTTTACTGACAGCTATAGTAGTTATACTTGCTGTAAAATTATAAACAGTTTAAAGAATTATATGCGTGTTTTATGCTTGACAATATTCTGTATTGCGAGTAGAATGCACTTTATAAACAACAAATGTCAAAAATTACGGAGGTAAATAAATGGCAATAGTAAATGGAAAAGCTTATTGGGCAAGTGTGACTACACCTAATACTACTTTTGAGCCTGTATATACAGTTGATTTAGTAGTGAGTGATGAAGTTGCTCAAGAGTTTGAAAAAAGAGGAGTTAAAGTTAAAGACTTTTCTCTTAAAGATGAAAGTGGAGAACCACAGTATGTTGGTAAAGCTCTAACCATTAAAAGAAAAGTTAATGGTAAGAAAGGACCAAGACCTGCTCCTAAATTAGTTGATAGAAACAAAGTTGAAATCAATACTAAAGTAGGTAATGGCTCAGAAGTTCGTGTTCAATATAACGAATATCCTTGGGAGTATGCCGGTAAATCTGGAGTCTCTTTAGATTTTCAAGGAATGCAAGTAATTAATCTTGTTGAAATGAAAAGCTCTGACGGAGATGAACTGACTCCCTTTGACGATGGCGAGGAATTTTAATGATTATTAGCATTAAAAATGACTCTGGAGAAACTGTTTATGATACTGATAAAATAAAAGATGAAGCTAAAGCTAGAGAAGCAGCTATAATTGTTTCTAAAACTGGAACTTTAGAAGTGATTATAGAAGCATTATCTTTTACCAGTCAGACTCATAGAAGTAATTTAGAAAAATTACTTAATGACTCTCCAGAAGCTGAAGTCATTGAAGACTCAGATAAATCTGAAACAAAAATCATTCAAGAAAAATAACCAGTAGGTTGTTGTTGTGTGGAAGGAAGCTCGGCTAATAAAGTCGGGCTTCTTTTTTATGAGTAAAATATTATGGAAAAAACTAAATTTGTAAAGTATCATGTACCATGTCCTGAGTGTGGTAGTAGTGATGCAGTATCAATTAATGAAGACGGGTCAGCTAAATGTTTTAGTTGTTCAAAATTTTTCCCAAACTTTGAAGGAGGAAACATTAAAAATTTAATAGAAGAAAATGTGACAAAAGAACAATCGTATTCTTTTGCAGATAAACATGGTGGTATTTATGCTCCACTAACAGATAGACAAATCTCCAGAGAAACAGCAGAAAAGTATGGAGTAAAAGTAGTTTATGACTCAGCAGGAGTTATAGCTCAACATTTATATCCTTACTATAATCAAAGCGAAGTATCAGGAATTAAAACAAGACTGATTAGAGATAAGATGTTTCGTTTTGAAGGTACAATGCAAGGTACATCTTTGTTTGGACAAAACTTGTTTAAAAGTGGTGGTAAATATTTAACCATAGTTGAAGGAGAATGTGATGCTATGGCTGCCTATGAATTACTAGGCAGTAAGTGGGCTTCTGTTTCTATTAAGAACGGAGCACAAGGAGCTGTTAAAGATATAAAAGAAAACATAGAGTATGTCGAGTCCTTTGATAATGTCGTTATTTGTTTTGACAAAGATGCACAAGGGCAGGAAGCTGCTAAGAAAGTAGCCAATATTATTAAGCCCGGTAAAGCTAAGATAATGACTTTACCTAATGGCTACAAAGATGCCAATGACATGCTTAGAAAAAATCAACACCAAGAATTTACTAGGGCTTTTTGGGATGCTCAGTCCTATACTCCTAGTGGAATTATTAGAGTTTCAAAAAAGGTACAGTCGTTCTTAAAAAGAGAACGCAAAGATAGTGTACCTTATCCTTGGGATGGTCTTAACAAAAAACTATACGGTCTTAGACAAGGTGAGTTAGTGACTCTTACTGGTGGAACTGGACTTGGTAAGTCTAGTATAACTAGAGAATTAGAACATCACTTAATACATACAACAGATGACAACATAGGAATTATTGCTTTAGAAGAAGATTGGCGAAGGACTGTCGATGGAATTTTATCCATAGAAGCTAATGCAAGACTTTACATAGACCCTATTAGAGAGCAAATAAATCCTGACCAACTAAAAGATATGTATTCAAAACTATTTGATGATGATAAAGTTTTTATTCATGCTCACTTTGGTACAAATGATATTGAAGATATATTTGCTAAACTTAGATATTTAATTGTAGGTTGCGATTGTAAATGGGTTATAGTTGACCACTTACACATGCTAGTTAGTGCTTCTAACGAAGGTGATGAACGTAGAACTATTGATATGATTATGACTAGACTTAGAAGTTTGGTCGAAGAAACTGGAGCAGGTATTATATTAGTATCTCACTTGCGTAGAGTCGAAGGTAATAAAGGACATGAGAACGGTATCTCAGTAAGTCTATCTCACCTTAGAGGGTCTAACAGTATCGCACAGCTCTCTGATTGTGTTATTGCTTTAGAAAGAGACCAACAATCCACAAATGATATAGAGTCTAGAACAACAAGGTTAAGAATATTAAAGTCTAGATATACTGGAGATGTTGGTTTAGCTACTTCTTTACTGTATGATGTAGAAACGGGCAGGTTATCAGAATACTTTGATAAAGAATTAGAAATTTTAAAAGAGGACACTCCGTTTTAAGTTATGGAATTAGTATTTGACATAGAAACAGACGATTTAGATGCCACTAAAATTTGGTGTATTGTCGCTATTGATGAGAACGATAAAGTTTATTCTTATTCTGAAGACAAAATTGAAGAAGGTATTAAACTTTTGCAGAAAGCAGATAAGATTATCGGTCATAATATAATTGGTTTTGATATACCAGTAATAAAAAAATTATACAATGTAGACTTATATCATCCTAATAAAATTATAGATACTTTAGTTTTATCTAGACTGTTTAATCCTACTAGAGAGGGAGGACATAGCTTAGAAAAGTGGGGTTATAGATTAGCATTAGCTAAATGGGATAAGCCAGACTTTAAAACTTACTCTGATGAAATGTTAAAGTATTGTATTCAAGATGTAAAAGTAAATAAAAAACTTTTTGAGCAATTAAAAATTGAGTCGAAAGGTTTCTCAAAAGAAAGTATAGATATTGAAAATCAAATAACTAATATTTTAACTTATCAAAAAATAAATGGTTTTAAATTTAATTTAAAAGAAGCAATGCTTTTAACTAGCGAACTACAAAGTAATATTAAGAAAGTAGAAGACGAAGTTCACAAAACATTTAAGCCTAAATGGATAGATGAAAAATTAGTGACTCCAAAGCTTAAAAAAGACGGGTCTTTGTCTAAGTCTGGATTAACTGACTATGAGTATGCTAGTAGAAAAGACACTAAAGACCTTACTCCTTTTTATCGAAAAAAATTACAAGAGTTTAATCTTGGTAGTCGAAAACAAATAGGAGAATACTTAAAAGATTTCGGATGGAAACCTAAAAATTTTACACCTACAGGACAACCTATAGTTGATGAAGGAACGCTAAAAGAAATAAGGCATATAAAAGAAGCCAAGTTAATAGCAGACTTTTTACTTTATCAAAAAAGATTGGCACAAGTTAGTTCTTGGATAGATGCAATAGGTAAAGACGAAAGAGTACATGGGTCAGTAATTTCTACCGGAGCTATAACTGGTAGAATGACTCATAGAGACCCCAACATGGCTCAAGTACCAAGTGTTTCTTCTCCTTATGGGAAAGAATGCAGAGCCTGTTGGGTAGTCGAAGAAGGTAATAAGCTTGTAGGTATAGATGCAAGTGGTTTAGAATTAAGAATGTTAGCACACTATATGGCTGACGAGGAGTACGTAAATGAAATCATTAACGGAGATGTGCACACAGCTAACCAAAGACTTGCAGGACTTGAATCAAGAGATAAGGCAAAAACATTTATCTATGCACTTATCTACGGAGCAGGAGATGCAAAACTTGGAAGCATTGTTGACGGAAGTAGAGACGAAGGTAAGAGAATGCGAGAACGCTTTATTGCTAATAGTCCAGCATTTAAATCTTTGGCAGATAGAGTTCAAAGAGCAACAACAAAAGCTTACCTAAAAGGTTTAGACGGTAGAAAAATAATACTTAGACATAAACATGCAGCTTTAAATACTTTATTACAAGGAGCAGGAGCTATAGTAATGAAAAAAGCTTTATGTTTACTAGAAAATAAGTTAAAATTAAATACTATAAATTATAAATTTGTCGCTAATATTCACGATGAATGGCAAATTGAAGTTCAAGAAAGTCAATCAGAATTTGTAGGTCAATTAGCTGTTGAAAGTATTATTCAAGCAGGAGAACATTTTAATCTTCGCTGTCCTTTAGACGGTGAATACAAAATTGGAGATAGTTGGTATGAAACCCATTAAAGAAGATAGAAAGAAATTTGATTTAGATTTACAGTACGGCTCTATTAGAGAAGATAAAATAGCAGATATGCTTACTAATAAAAAAATAGAAGTTAAATCTGAACGAGGAATGTGGATGAAAACTGGAAATATATGTATTGAATATCAATCTTACGGAAAACCGTCAGGCATAGAAACTACAGAAGCAGATTTTTGGTTTCATAACCTATGTATTAATGATGATATTTTTTGTACTCTTGTGTTCGATGTTCCTAAACTTAAACAGTTAGTAAAAAAATTAGACTACTTAAAGTCAGTAAGTGGAGGAGACCATAACGCAAGTCGAATGTATTTAGTTAATATTCAAAAACTATTTACTGCAGATGTTTTTAAAGTTTTTCAGGAGTTAAAAAATGAAACAGAAGAAAATTGATACACTAATAGAAGATATTTATTCTAAAATTAGTGTTTTATCAGAAGGAAAACCTTTAGAGTTTTCAGACGAACTATTAGATAGTTTTGGAAAAGAAATGGCTAGTGCTTTACAGCACTGGGCAACACCTAACAATCAACCTAGAAACACTTTACGTATGTCTAACATTGGCAGACCTTTAAGAAGACTATGGTATGACATAAAAGATGATACAGATGCAGAATTAATATCTCCTAGTTTACAAATTAAATTTTTATACGGTCATTTATTAGAAGTATTGCTTTTGTTTTTTGTTAAATTGTCTGGACATAAAGTCACAGACGAACAAAAAGAAGTAAAAGTTTCTGGGATTATGGGTCACATGGATTGTAAAATTGACGGTGAAGTTATAGATGTTAAAACGGCTTCTGGTTATTCTTTTAGAAAATTTAAAGAAGGAACGCTAGGACAAAACGATAGCTTTGGTTATCTATCGCAACTAGCAGGGTATGAAGAAGCAGAAAAAACAAATAACGGTGGGTTTCTGGTTATGAATAAAGAAACTGGAGAGCTTACTACTTTTATTCCTGATGATTTAGACAAACCTAATATTAAAGATAAAATTAAAAAAGTTAAAGCAGCTATAAAAAAAGAAACTCCACCTGAATTGTGTTATAAAACAATACCAGAAGGAGCTTCGGGCAATATGAAACTACCTATGGATTGTGTGTACTGCCCTCATAAATTTAAATGCTATGAAGACTCAAACGATGGTAAAGGTTTAAGAGTATTTAAATATGCAAAAGGTAATGTTTACTTTACTGAAATTAAAAACATGCCTAATGTTGAAGAGGTTTTAGTATGAACGGTAGAAAATCTAAATTGATTAGGAAGAAAGCTAAATTATTAGTTGTTGAGTGGGTAAAAAGTTTATTACCGGAAGAAGAAGCTAGTAAAATTAATTTAGAAAATTACCATAATTTAGTACCACCTGAAAAACATGTTTATGCAAACGGTAGATTATTCCTTTCAGCTTATACAGAAAAATGGTTTTCTCAAAAAATTAAAAAATTAATAAAAACTAAAAAGTTAGAAAAAATAAATTTAAAGGATTTTTTATGAGAGGTTACAGAAAGCCTAGAAAAGTAAGACCCGTAGAAAAAGATACTCCGAAAGGATATGACTCTAAGTGGGAATATAACTTACACAATTCGGTGTTAAAAGGTTGGAGTCACCACAGTGATAAAATCCCTTATATTGTTGAACATAATTATGAGCCTGACTTTACTAAAGTTATTGACGGCATAGAATACTTATTAGAAGCTAAAGGAAGATTTTGGGATTACAACGAATACAATAAATATGTTTGGATTAGAAAGAGTTTAAAAGAAAATCAAGAATTAGTTTTTTTGTTTTCTAGTCCAACGTCTCCTATGCCACAAGCTAAACGAAGGAAAGACGGAACTAAAAGAAGCCACGCTGAGTGGGCTGAAAAAAATAATTTTAAGTGGTATTCAGAACATACACTACCAGAGGAATTTAAAAATGAATAATGATTACAAATTTAAAGAAGACGTAATACTTAGTATAATTAGAACCTATATAGATGACACTTATACTAAGCATTATGGACAAGGCAAGTATCAAGCTACTGATATGATACTTGATGCTGGGCATGGCGAAGGCTTTGCTGTAGGCAACATAATGAAATATGCTATGCGATATGGTAAAAAAGATGGTAAAAATTACAATGACTTACTAAAAATAATACATTACGCAATGATAGCATTTTATATAAATCATCAAGACAAAGAAGGAGGTAAAGATGTCCGATGATAAAGTTGGAGAAAAGCCTTATTTAGGCATTCAAATTAATTATAACAAAGAAAAGAAACTAGATAAATTTAGTCTAGACACTTTAAAAGATAGAT